TGCAATCTCCAAGCAACCTCGCTCTGTTTCAAGCATTTCAATGATGCTTTTGAGGTGACCTTGTGCTCGTTTCAGTCGCTTTGCAATACCGGGATGAGTTTCGTGCTTCATTGTGATTGAAGTTTACAGTATCCTCCCCGGGAGGATACTATTTGTTCAGTTTTCCATGAACGCGCAACCATGCAGGCCGCTTTTGCGACCGTATCTGCGGAAGGAACAACAATGCGGCAGCCACAAGAAACGGTGGCGTAGAGAAATAGACAACTCTACAAGCTGAGCCTAGGCATCTTGATCCTATTAATTGAGTGCCCGAGTCCATCACGACGGCTTATGGCTGACAGGTGCAATCGACCCAATGTAGCCGCCTGCACGCGCCTGTTAAAATCAGCTTCGTCATTGGGGAGTAGCCTCTCTTTGCATTGAAGAGGCTTGCGTCAACACACTTGTCCGGCAGGACATGGCGCAAGCGGTTCCCGAGCTTGGCAAGACCTTTGACCACAACGCCTCCGATTTCTGGCCGGGGAAGCTTTGTGGTCATTTGTCTTTGTACCGGCCTGGGAAAACATAATGGAATCTCTACTAGTATCGACTGGCGTCGTCGCTCTTGCAGAAATCGGCGACAAGACGCAGCTGCTGGCATTCATCCTAGCGGCGCGATTCAAAAAACCTTTACCCATCATTCTCGGCATCCTGGCGGCAACCGTTATCAATCACGGGCTAGCAGGCGCTCTGGGGGCTTGGATCACATCAAGTATCAGTCCCGAAGTATTGCGGTGGGGGCTGGGGGCCTCGTTCATTGGCATGGCAATCTGGACGATGATTCCCGATAAGATTGAAGAGGAAGAAACACAGGTAGCTCAGAGATTTGGCATCTTTGGTGCCACATTCATCACCTTCTTTTTGGCCGAGATGGGAGATAAAACGCAAATCGCTACGGTAGCCATGGCAGCTCATTACTCGGCACCTCTGATGGTGGTGATCGGTACGACCCTAGGTATGCTGATCGCAGACGTACCTGCTGTTTTTGCTGGCGACAAGTTGGCCAACAAGATTCCTATGAAACTGGTGCACTCTATCGCGGCAGCTGTATTTGCAGTATTGGGTATAGCTACCCTGATGGGTGCAGGTGCCCAATTCGGATTCTGACGATAAGTTGTGAAGAGGGCAGACCAAGCCGAGATCAATCATTTGTACCTAGGCAGGTTTGCCCCGTAACTTGAGTCGGAAGTGTTTGATTCAACGACTGCTTCTGGCCGGTTGCAGTCAAAACGAGGCCTGAGGCGAATAGACAAAAAAAGAGCCCGACCTGTCCTATGACAAGTCGGGCTTTTCGCTTCTATTTCACAATGTTTTCTTGCCGCCTTTGCCATCGTTGCAAATCATCAAGCATGAGCGTGGTCTGCGCAGCATCCTGAATGATTTTTTCGCAGCTTATGGCTGACGAATCTCCTGAGGGAGAAGGTACAGCGTTGGGGCCGGTAGCAGAAGTTCCGGTGGCGGGTTCGGATACGGGGGGCAAATCCCTAGTACTGGTTGCGGTGCTGTAGCACACCCCGAAACTCCTAGGATCAGGCAAACGCTCAGCCAGCAGCTTAGATTTTTTAGAAAAGTCATTTGAAATCTCCTGATTGATTTGGTTTTGCATGAGCTTCACGTCCGCAACGTGTTGCTCGAGCTTCGCGGCAAACTGCTCGTTCTTACTTTTCTCGGCATTCCACTCCCTATGGACATGCGACTCCCCTACCTGAATCCCGATGATCAAAGCCATCAAGAGCAACATCCCATCCATCAGCCAAGACCAGTTGGAAAGTAAAAATCGATTGAGCAAGTTCATTTGATTCCTCCGTCGAAGGTGGTCAGGTTGTGTTTGTTCATAACGCCAATCACTTTGTCGGCGTAGATCGGGTCAGTTGCATAGCCAGCCTTAGCCAATGCACGGACAAAGGCATCTGGGGTCACGCATTGAAAACAAGGCAAATACCTTGGGTTGCACTTCAAGAAGGCTGCATGGTCATCGATGCTCGCTTGCCAAGAGGCGTACTTGCGCCACTTCGCAGGAACTACAACCCACTGCCCTTTGAGGAACTCCTTGGTATCAAGAGTTAAGGTCTCACCACGCCACCGGCTGTCAGCTTTGATGCCAAAGAGGTTGTTGCCCGCCTTGGTCAGATCTGAATCTCCCCAGCCTGACTCAAGAGCAGCCTGAGCGATGGAGATACTTGCTGGTACCCCTGTTTGTTGGGCTGCATATTGAGCAGCCATGGCAACTTTGGAAATGAACTCTTGTGGCTTCACATTAGTTCCTTCACATCCTTGGCAACTTCATCAATTGGTGCGTCCCGATGGCTGTCAATGAAGTTGAACAGCCAACGCACTACGGCCCAACCAGGCAATCCGCAGGCGAAGATCACACCACCCATTGCATAAAGCCCAATGGAAGAGAACGCCCAGTGGTGAAGTTCGAAATGCTCGATGGTGATGGCTCCACCGCAGATGCTGGACACAACAGTGCTGATCAGACCAACCGTCCATTCACGGACATTGCGCGGTGGCGTCATGAGCATGACAACAACTGCAGCAAGGGTTGCTCCACCCGCTGCAGCACCTGCGGCACCACCTATGGCCTTGTATGCGGCGGCAGCCCCTGCGACTCCCGAGCTTGTAGGTTCTGGCATTGATTTCTCCAAAAGAAAAGCCGCCAAAGCGAACCATGGCGGCAGATAAATAAACACGACGGTGATTTCAAAAAAAGGACTATTGAAAACTACATCTCTATGACGAAGGTTGTTGCATTGAATCGAGTTGATCCCGAGCGAATTGCATCAGCAATTTCAATTGGATCGATTTCTTCAACAACTAACCTGTTCCCAAGCGATACAGCCCATGCGCGAATTGAAAGGTTTAGGTCATCTAGCAACGCACCATGGCCAAGAATGTAGTGAGAGCCTACACTTCCTAGAACATTGGCGTGACCTGTGAGCAAACCATCTCTGCGCAAGTCAGTGGGAATATGCATTGGCAAGGAAGTGAAATCCCGCACTGCATCGAATGCCAGGGTTGCGGAGGATGTAGCGTCTAAAACTCGCGAATCAGAACGAATCAACAAACGAGAAACGGCATCATGCAGGTACGGACTTCCTTGGGTTATGTAAGTCACATCAGAAACGCCAATCGATAAAAGTGCTCGAGCGAATGAGTCAATCTTGGCCGCGACTTCTTGTGGTGTTTGTCGCACACCCAATAAGTCATACCAGAGAGGAAGCATCACAACATGGCGTAATGGCCTCGTCTGATAATTGAACTCATCTAAAAGAACAAACTCATAGCCAGAATTTCGCACATAGTCGAAACCTACTTGCGCGCATCGATAGTCCCAAGAAAGCTCGGGAGCCTTCCAGTTAATAACAGATGACATCACCAAGACGCGACTTGACTTGTCATTTATGAAATCACGAAATTCGTCCGTGATCGATTCTGCAGTGAGAGGTATTCCAAGAAGCCTCATGCTGCACTTGCACTCGCTGGAGCTGCTTTAATTGGAATTACACGCTTCGAATTGTGCGGCTTTGAAGGCCATAGATCGTGGCGACTTAAGCGATGTGGTCCTTCTATCCTGACTGGTATCAGTCCTGTTAAAAACTCAATTCCAGCCGCGAAAATTGGAACAGAATCTGAATATGAGTTATCACACGAGGCACTCCAAAGGTCTCCTTCAAGAAACATGCATGCGCCACGGCAAATCTGAAGCATCGGACAGTCGGGACACTCTTCGCGCATTGACCAATGTGTTGAGGTGTTTAATTTGACATTTGCTAGATCGGTCACATGCCCAATTCGGTGCGATTCATTGTTGGGGGCAAATGAAACAGCGCTCACATTTTGGCAAGTCAATACGTTTCCACGAAGGTCGATAGCCAAAGCTTCTGGCGAGTCCATTCCACATTTTTGAGCTATTGAACTTGCTGGTCGGCGTGTTCTTAGTGAATTAATAAAACTCATCAAACGATCGCGAACACCTGATATCGATCTGACTTGACTCGAACGAATTTCATGGAATGCCATCCCACGAAAATATGCGGCATCCTCAATTGGCAAAGAAAGGGCTAGACCGCCCTCATCGTAAGCATCAACGAATGCACCTTCGCCAATAGGAACATGCCTATCCCCAGTCAGATCTACAAAGAACTTTTGAATTTCAGCTCGTGATTGATTTTCTCGATGAACCATCGAATTGAAAGATATCCGCCCTGAGGGTGAGAGGCGGGAATAAAGGTCAAGTATTGCGACACGCTTGCCTGGATCGGCTAACGGATCAGGACCACGAACATGTTGTCCTGGACCATCATGGGAAATTGAAACTACAAATCCTGTTTCATCTAACCATTGATTGATCTCTGGCGTTAGAAGTGAGCCATTGGTTATCACGGAAAGCCGAGTAACTGGGAATTTGCGGCGAATTTCATCAGCCAAAGGGCGTAAGGTTTTAATGTAGACCAACGGTTCACCGCCCCAAAATTCAATCGCATCGGGTGGAGATTTGATCCAATCATCAAGGCGTGAAATAAATTCGGCTACATCATCAGGATTTGTTTCATCACTGCGATGTACAAATCGCTGAGAGCAATATTCACATTCATAGTTGCAAGACAAGCCAAGAGAGATTTTTAGAATTCGTGGAGATGTTTTTCCAAGAGGTGTATCGCGGCTTGTCACGGGCGCGTTTGACTGCGGCGTAACTTGCAGCTGAGATACTAATGAACGCCCTTCAGAATTTGTAAGCAACGATGTCTGGTTGTCATAAAACAAGATAACGTTCTCTTTTGTTTCTGGATTGACTGAGTAAATTTTGAAGTTAGCCATTTATTCTTTCCACCTTGATGTTGAGTAAGACCTGCAAGAAGGGAGCCTCACCGTGATAGGGTTTTTGAAAATGCACAGCCCTGGCATCAAATGCAATCAAAAGCCCTCGATGTGGCGCTATCCAGAACTTTCCGGGGGTTTCCCACGGCATTCGCATTGCTCCAAATCCCGAGCTACGCCAATCGGGATTACAAATTGCAAAGGCATTGGGGCCATACGCGTTGACTTGGCTGATGAAGTCATTGGTCTTGTCTAATTCCGGGCCAATAGGGAAATAGACAGCTTGCAAGTGACACTCGTCTTCATCAGCGTGCGGCATGATTTCAACGCCACGATTTCGAACGACCTCTCTGCCTTGACAGCTGATGACATGCCCATTTGGGCCTATGAATTCAGCTATTTTTGGCATTGCATAACGAAAAAGTTCATTAGCAATTGGCACACTCCCGTCAAAGATGTCATGCTTTTGCCGGTGCCAAATTTCCTCACCAGCCTTCATCACTGCATGAACTCTTAAAAGTGATTCATACAAGCGTTGATCAAATGAAGGGTCAAGCCCGAGTGACCAAACACCCGCGTGGGTTGGGAATAAATTCAAGATCATTCGACAACCACTTCTAAGTCATCGGTGCCAGAGAAGAACTTGAATCCAACCTTAAGTTTGGCGCGTTGACCTAGAGTCATACCCATGGTGTTGAATGTCGCTGAGCCCAAACCATTCTTAGTCACTACTCGACGGGAAACGAGATATCCGGTGGTCGATTCAAGATAAACCTCCGAGTCACGATCTTCAATTGGTGTGCCTTGAGGCGTTTCAAGCCTAAACGCGAGCTTTAACTCTTCATTAGCCGCTGCAGTTTTTAATGGTCCATCTATAAATCTGACTACCGGAAGAGTTTCTTCACGAACAACTGCAAGGGTGATCGCAGGGATGATTTCAATTCGAGGATCAGATTTGATGAGTACTGGATCAAAGACGTTGAATCCCAGAGTCCAGTCGCTAATGGGCGAAGACTTGAATGGGATAAGAACATGTCCGATCGGATGCGTTTGAAGCACTGTGGCGTGATAGGCCTGAGCATCCATTTTCGAAGCAAATGTCCCAACGTAGAGATTAGGTGTTTGTTCAAAGAGTGACTCTCGAGTTGAACCAGAGGCGGCAAGGCCAACTGGTGCATAAAGCATGAAAGCGGAATGATCACCAAATTCCGGGTGCGCCTGAAGTGACTTAAATGAAATGGTTCGGTCATGAACAATTTCACCAAGAACTGCAAAGTTCCCACGCCATTCAGACACTAGTCTTTTATCAAAATACTTCCCTCCCTGAGGGTGCTCTTTATCGGGATTACCTACCCATTCACCTTGGATTACAGATCGAATTTGATAGGTAAGTGAATCGCCTTCTACTTTGACATCCAAAGCAAATGGCTGGTTTTTTATAGCGCTATAAAGTTTCATTTGTCCCCCTTAATTCAACAGCAATCACAAGCGCAATTGCAGTTGTAGCGAGTGGCATAGGCACCAAGCCGCACGGTTGAACCTGCGTCAAACAAGGTAATTAACTGGCCTGGGTACTGTTGATTCGATGCTTGTAAAAATTCGCCGCAGTTGTAGCAGTTGTCTGTGATGACGCAGTTCGGGGCTCCTTGCCATCCTGCAGATGGAAGTGCGAAGTTCCCACCACGCACGCAATTACTGACTGCATTGAAAAAGTAGTCATGGAGCCAGCCATAACTGGCGGTCCACATCTGACCACCGTTGTTCATATACATATCCCAGTTACCATCAGATTTCAAAAATCCCATGAGACCCTGGTTGTGGTGGAGGGACCGAGTGCCCCAGTCCTGATCGGCCATGTCCAGATAGTTGGCCGTGCTTGCGATCTGCAACCTCGGAACCGTCAAGGTTCCTGACATGGTGTCGCCTGATTTAGCAACACGGCTCGACAAGTCGATGGGGATTGACGAGTTACCGTTTGCATCAGGTCCAACGCCATTGACTGACCTAACAAATGCAGTCGAGTCATAGCCGTCCAACTTGTCTGCATCTGCTGCTTTGGCAGTAATACCAAGATATGTGGCGTTGTGGTTGTGGCCCAGCGCGGCATAGGTAGCGTCATGGTTGTGCCCCGACAAGGCAAAACCCGTCGAGTCAATGCCGTCAAGCAAATCTGCATTGGCCACCTTACCGACCGTGGCGGACAAATCAATGACCATCTTCCATGTTGCGGGACTGACCACTGTGAGGATGTAAAGCTTTTGCTCGTCGGTCCTGAAGCAAGGCATGCCCTGTTGCAGATTGACCGTTGGAAACGATGTGCCGCTTGAGAGTGAGAGCGCGGTCTTGTCATTGTTCAGGATCTGAGACAACGAATCCGACAGCGTCGTGGACGATGGAATTTCGGTGTAGTTCTGCATTTATTACCCTATCAATACCCTTGGGCTACCCAAGAAATGGCCCCGTTCACCCGAGTGCCAGCGGTGTTTTCAAGAACTGCGGTGAAGCCGGTGGTAGAAACTGCGCCCAGGATTCTTGGAACAGCCACCGTGGTGCCTCCTTTGAAGGTGAGCGTGACCTCTGGCGACACCCGAAACTGCCTAGCAAAGACCACCGTCACGCCATTGGCCGCGTTGCTCACCTGGGCAGTCCCACGATCAAAGACATCGGGCACATCTACCGTGACGCGCAAGCCATCTATGTAGCCTCGATCTGCATTGCTGGAGGTCAGAATTGCCCTGAACAGCGCACGCTGGTAGGTGTAGTCACCCTGAATGAAGTCACGGAAGTTCGTGTACCCCGGAGGGTGACCCGACTCCAAGATGTCCATGAAGTCCTGCTCGGTGATCTCGGTGCTGGCAACGATCATGTCGCTGATGACTCCGTTGGCTCTCCTTCGGTATTGCTCAGACAGACTCAATGCCTCAGACAACTTCAATGTTTGTGCACGTCGCAATGCCTCACTTATTGCAAACCCTTCACTGATCGACTTGCGATACGCTACGGTCCGTCCGAAGACTTCAGCGAATACGAAAGCTTCTGAGACCCTTTTGATCTGAGACTTCGTCAAACCTTCCGTAAACCTGAAACTCTCTGTCTGGGGCTTAGTCAGCACCTTTGCAGGTGTTTCGTTAAAGCTGAAGCTCTCACCTACACGCAAGATGAATGCAATCAGGTCTGTGTAGGTCTCAGCCATTGCAATCGTTTCGAACTTTCGCAGTGCGATCTGCCTTGCCAATCCTTCCGATACCTGAAACGTCTCAAATACCTGCTTGGTATTGGAGAGGCCATACTTTTCAGCCATCCCGAAGGACTCGACAAACCTCAAGACGAAGGCGATGAGGTCTGTGTAGGTCTCCACAAAATTCATGACTTCAAACTTGTTCATGACCACTGACTTACCTTGCTTTTCAGCAAAAGCAAAAGTCTCAAAGGTTTGTTTGATTCCAAGCTTCTGACTCAACTCAGCAAAGCCAAGGTCAGTGGACACATTGAGGCTGTAAACCGCCGGGTAGGCACTCGTCCAGTTTTTACCGGCAGTGGCGCTACTCCATGCAAACTTGCCATTGGCCCATGTGTAGTTGGCCCCTGGCGAGCTTGCGACATTAACGGTCTCGGCCATATCAAGCGTCCAATCAACTCATCGTGAAGGTGAAAACTGCGGTCAAGCTGTCATCTGCGCCCTTGTTCACCACAGGAAACACCACGCGATCAAACATAGTGCCGCCCGATGCTGCGTTGAACACACCCGCTTCGGTCAATGCACCTGTGGCGTCGCCTGCTGCATAACTGGCCGTGAAGGTGAACACCTTGGTGCCTGCCGTGTGGGCGTAAGTTGAGGCATTGCGTTTGATCTCAGTAACCAATGCGGTCTGGGTTGAGGCTGCAGCAGTCGTGCCCGTACCCACCGCAATCCAGCCCATCACACCCGGGCGACTGCCCGAGTTGCCAATCGCATCGGCCACGAAGTCAAAACCACCGTTAACGATGATGTTGTCTTTGTGTACGACCTCAACCTCACCGCTTAGCTTTGCCAGCACCAGCGTGAGTGAGCCCTTAATTTGCATGCCTTCATCCATCATGAGATTTCTCCAAAAAAATAGGCGCTGACCCAATGGGTGCAACGCCTTTGCTAAGGTTGTTTAATTTGTCTGAAAAGTCAGTACAGCTTGAGGACGGAATAACCAGCCGTTGGGGTGAATGGTTTGCTGGCACTTTGAACCTCACCGCCCATCTTTCCGATGAAAAGCCTGCGCTCAGTCGCCGTCTGGCACACACCAATACAAATCCGGTCAGCCACAGTCACTGGGTAAGGCACCACCACCCGGTTACAGAGTTGGTCCTCCAGAAAGAAGGTTCCAGCCACTGAGTCATAGCCGACCAAGAGGCTCACACCGGAACCCGTGGCCGTCCAGATGACCGATGTGGTGATCTGGTTCGGGATGAACCAAAAGCTCACATGAAAGACACCCGGAATGCTTACTCCCCAGGACACCTTGGTCGTATCCTTGACCAGCACACCACTGCCGTAGCGTCCATCGGCATAGGTCACACCAATGGCTTCCGAACCTACTGGGTTGCCATACCCACTGAGCACGCCATTGAGTCGCCAGCCATAGAGCTCCCCCGCTTGGAGTGCGTCCTCACGGGCCATTTGGAACCTAGCTTCGATGCTCTTGAGCGCACCGTCATAAGTCCACTGCCTCTTGCCCGCAGAGCTGATCCAAGCGTAATTGGCAGTGGACCAAGTCTCACGGTCATCCAGAGTCGCCCCAATGCTTGCAAGCAATGTGTTTTGAGCTCGATAGCTTGTGGGCAGGTTCACCTCAAACAAGTATTCAGACTGAGCCACCCCGCTGTCCATGCGCAAGACATCAAGACTGTTGACTGACTCCACTGAAGCGAAGTGCTTGATCCCCGGAAACCTTGTCGCTTGCGCATCCATCGTCACCAGCAGGTTGGCGTTTTGCGGTTGCGCCACCACCGTCGATACAAAGGTAGCCTCATCCGAATAGATGCCAGGAGATGCAATCGCTTTGATCCAGAACTTGCGCTCACCATCAAACCCCGATGGCAACGTGAAACTGCTGGACTTCACCTCTGCAATGAAGATCGAGGTGTCCCATGCTGCCCCTTCCCTTAACTCGTAAGCCACGACCTCAGGTTCTGGGTTGGGTAGCCAACGAAATTCAAGTCTGTTCGCAGACTGCACCACATCGAACTGTCTGACCGCCATTGGGGCCAGCAAGAGCAACTGAAATGTCGTGACATGCGTGCTGTACTTACCCGATGTATCAAAGGCCCGAATGAAGTAGTTGTACTGTCCTGATTCACTCTGGTCATGCACAAGCTGTGTACCAGCCGTTTGACCAACCAATTGACCTGAGTCCCAGCCCGTTCCCACCCGAACTTCATAGCCAGCCAAATCAGCATCAGTGTTTGCTGCCCATTTCAAGAGCAGATCAGTCGTGCGTCGATAGACCAGAAAGTCTTGAACATCGTCCGGAGGTTGTAACTTCCCAAGGATGGGTTGCGTCAGCGATGCTGCCGTCCCAAGCTTTCCTGAAACACCAACAGCCTTGACCGTAAAGACATAGTCCCCAGTTTCGGCATTGCGAATTTCAAGATAGCTGCTGGAGACTCGAGGCAATGTGACGGTGTTGCCACCATTGACCCGATAGCTCACCTGATACTCAAGTGCGCCAAAGACCTGTTCCCAAGCCACCTGAATCAGAACTAGTGCCTGGTCCTTGACCCGGTACAAGCTCTCAGACACCGTCAAACCAGTTGGGGTTGCAGGAGTCGTAGACAGCACCGTGATGTCACGGGGCTGGAGTGCCAAGCCCTGCTCAATCGCCGCGTACTTGCTTGGATTGTGCGCAAGGGCAGTGATCTCATGAATACCTGGTTCGCTCTCAGCGACTTGCACCACCCGAAAGAGTTGCGTCTCGACCTGGCTGGATGCCAGGACCCAAATCGCCCCTGCTTGTGGGGCGGCTGAAAACGCGCTCGTTACTCCAAGTGTTCTGCCGCTGAAAGAGCCAACTTGTCGCTCCTCAACCGATCCAGCAGGCGTAATCACTGAAATACGCCATGAGCCTGCCGGTGGGTCCTGGTCGAGCGTCACTGTAACTGTGGTGGCCGCAGCAATACGACCTCCAAGTCGCAAGCCACCTCGGCTGGAGTCGGCCACCTTGATGACGTCCCCAGGTCGAACCACAGCTCCTTCAAGTCCTGTACGAAATGTGATGATCTCCGACTCTGATTGCTCTGAGTAAAGCAACCATTTGCCCACTCGATTTGCTTGCCCCCTTGAGGTGCACCCCATGGCCACAACATCAGCCTGAACTACCCCGTAGCGAGCGATGCCGTCGACATCCTCCACATATTCCACCTTTTGACGGTAGAAATCATCTGGATCAATCCAACTCACCAGTGCAACTGTGTGACGCGCTTTGGCAGATGACCCTTGGTAAGAAAAGTCACCATCAATGACATTGGCAGCCGTGAATTGATAGACCGGGTCCTGCGGAGCATCCTGCGTCACGGTGATTGCACCACCAGACCAATACGCCATGCCCCTGAATATCGAGGCCATGTCTTGCACGACCTTGTATGCCTGTTCGCGTGTCTGCAAGTACAGATTACAGGTGAATCTTGGTTCGTAGCTGCCAAGGCCGTTTGGCACCAATTCATCACAGTAGCGTGCTACTCGATAAAGGGCCCATTTATCGACCTGCGCCTCTGGGATGTAGTTTCCTAGACCGTAACGGGTACTTGTCACCAGATCGTAAAAACACCATGCAGGGTTGTCAGTCCATGCGACTTTGAAAGTACCGTCCCACACCCCCGAATACGAACGAGTTTCAGGAAAGTAGTTAGAGGGGATGCGCACCCGAAGCAGCTTTAAGTCATAGCTGCGCTTTGGGATGGAGCTGAATTGAGAGGCATCGACCCGAAGCGCCATCAAAGCACTGTTGGGATAGCGAAGCTTGCTCTCAATGACCTCAGTGTAGGAATCCAGAAACGTTTTGTTCTGAATATTGGTCTTAGTTGAATCCTCCGTGATTCGACGCAGTCTTACATCCCAAGGTGCAGGACCATTCAAAGGAATGTAGTAGCTGCGTTGATACTTGGTTGTGGTTTTCCCCGAAACCGAGTCGAACACCACCTGCGTGAAACCACCGCCATTGCTTTGCACATCAATCGCAAAGTCAACCGTTGTCCCGCTCAAATCACCATTGGTCGGGTCTTGATAGGTCAGTGACGGAAAACTGATCTTGAGACGCACAGCATCTACATCAGGGTCAGTGATCGCTCTAACCACGGGCTGGTTGTATTTGCACTCAACTCCAACAGCCACTTCATTCTCAACAGATGAGAAACCGGGGATATAGCTTTGCTGTTGGGTGCCGTTTCTACTCTCTAGGGTAACGCCAGAAAAGTTGTAACTGCCGTCTGAATTCTGAATGGGCGTGTCATCAAGATAGACCGACTTCAACCCATTGGCCAAGCCTTGAATCTCGCCTTCACACACCAGATCAACAACCCGGGCAAACGCCTTGGAGCGTAGACTGTCTGCAGCCTCTTGGGCGACACGCGCACTACCCCCGCCACCTTTACCTCCACCACCAGCGCCAATGATGAGCTGAGGTTCACTCACAGATTGCTCAATAGACGAATTCACACCGGCACCTCATCCACATCGATTCCTGCGCTGATGACAGCAGATCCCACAATCAATCGCCCGTAGCCCACTGGTACGGGTTGTCCTTGTGCCGTTGTATTCACAGCGCCATTGAATGCATAGCTGGGCTTGTTCTCTGGCCGCTCAGACGGGTCAGTTGACTTAGGCGTTGGCGCAATCATTTGAGCTACACCACCCAGAATC